GTTTACAATATGGTAATGTTCCTGATTTTGTCGTCCCGTAACTTTTATAAAATTCACTAGGTTTCTTATCATGATCACAACCAGTACAATATATAAGTTCTCTACTTGTCATTTCTGTATTACCTTTTGTTTTGGTTGCTATGATAATACGCCTCCTTTTTTAATTTTTCACATACAAAAAAGCCACTAAAATTAATTAGCGACTTTCAAATCTTCTTTTTCTTCATTATTTAATTCTAAATAATCATCATAGTACATCCATTTTAATTTTGTTCCATTTTCTAATTTTCCGGAAGTCTTTTGTGTTCCATTACAACACGCCCAAATTCCTGAATATCCTATTAAATAATATTCCATTGCTAATTTAATATTATTAAACACTTTACTATTATTTAAACAAATAACTTCTTCTTTTTGTTTTTTCTTTATGTTATATTTCCCACTATTATAATCTTCATAATAAGCCCAAGCATAACCATAAGCACTCTTTCTTTCTCTTCTACATACATTTGATATTTCTCCTGATTTTGGTTTTTTATGAATTTTATTTTCTATTAACCATGTACAAGCTATTGTCATACTGTCAAATTCTTTTAAATATTCACCAGTATACTTATCAAACATAACTACTTTTTGTTTTCTATAACTATTTTCACTTATTTTTGATTTATGTTCTTCTGAAAACTCTCTACCTTTCATTTTGTCTTTAATAGCATTAATAGATTCTTCTGAGTGATGTTTTCCTTTAAATCCTCCACCACCAGTTTTCTCTATCATTATCTTATTCATTTCAGCCAATCGTTTAACTTCATTTTTATATTCTTCATTAGTATAATTGCTCCATCTATTTTTTGAAATTTCACTTAATAATTCCTTAGTTTCTTGGGTGTGTTCCTTACCATAAAAGGGGTTTAATTCTCCATACATACCAAACATAGGATTATTTTCTCCCATTACTCTTTCAGACATAATCTCCCTATATTCATCAGTTTTATAAGTTTGTCCTCCATCAGTAATATTATATCCATTTGGACAAATACTATTATATTGTTTTATATATTCTATTTCCCTTTCATCTAATTGAATATATGGTATATCATCTTCAATTAAATCCATTTTAAAATTATCTACTCCATACTTTATCATCGCATTAGCTATTGCAGTATGTTTTCTTTTACTATCACATTTATGTTGTGACCATCTTTCACTTAGTGTAGATATAGTTTGTCCTATATAAACCTTGTTATTTATTTTATTAATTATTATGTAAATTCTACCTAGTATATCTTGATTTTTCTTTAACATAATTTATTCCTTCTTTCATATAAATTCTTATAATTTCCTATAAATATATTTAATTTATTTCTTTTCTCTATTTTTATATCTTTCTAATGCACTTCTTAATTTAATACTATCTTTAAATAAAAATACATTAAATTTAGGATTATTCCTATCAGATTGCTCTTTAGGTTCTTCAAACCCCTCATTAATCAGCCAACTAGCTTGTCGCATTGTTTTCACTACGTAAATTCCCATATAAATTCATATCCTTTCTTATAACTTATTTTTATAATTTATTAAATTTTATGAACATTATTATTAATATATTAAATTTTGTGAACAAATATTACCCTTAAATAAGCATATTACATTGATTTAACAATATATTTTCACAATTCTGCCTTATCAGTATTCCTTAACTCTTCACTTTAAACATGTTAATCAACCAATCAAGCTCTTCTATAGTTGTTCCCATATAAAATAGTCTTGGATTAACTGTTATTATTTTAGCTTGTTTAGTTTCGTGAAATGCTATAACTGGCTCTCCATTAATAGATAGGCTTAATAAATCATTTTTAAATTTAGTAACATTGCTTTGATTTAATAAGATGCATAACTCCTTTAATGAATAAGGTTTAATACAGTCTATATTTTGTTCATGTGTATCTTTTGCTATCATATTATATTTTAGATTACAATACTTTAATAATTCAATAAATAAAGCTAATTTCTTATGTTCTTTTGGAGTTGATTTCTCATATATCTCTTTAATTGCATCATCAAACATTCTTGCCTTACCTACTTTCTTATTTTTTAATATGGTTCCTTTTTTACAATATATTTTATTTATTTCTATTATACCATCTTCATTAATGGTAATCAATTCTTTTTTAATTAATTCAGTTTTTGTTTTATAAGTCTCAGTTCTACCTAATTTTAATATATCTTGCAAATCGCTTTCATATATTAGATGTTTTATTTTATCTTTCTTAATAGTTAATCTATTTTCATAATCCATATATACACATAAATATAAGAATCTAAATATATATTGTGGACTTACTCCTTTAGATAATAACCTATTGTAGAATATAAAATAGAAATTACCACAATATTCATCTATTGCTTGTTTAAATAAGTCATTAGATTTTCTTAGTTCAACTCCATCTTTAGAACCTTTACTTTTATCATCAATATTATTTAATTGTTCTGCATAATTAACTATTTCCATAGCTAATAGATCCTTTGTTTGACTATGTAATTCTACTAATTCTCCATCAGTATTTACTAAATCAAATATTTTTAAGTTTTGTTTTACAATATGAACTTTCTCAGTCCATTCACCTGTTTTATTCATTTTTATCGTCTCCTTCTTATAAATTCTTATAAATTTTTATTACTTCTAACTACCCATTCCTTTGGCAAAAATAAGCACTATTAAAACAATAAAAGAGACTAGACAAACCAAATCATCTAGCCATAAAATCAATTTAAATTTAATTTATATTGTATGTAATCTATGATTACGAAACAATAAATCATGCTTTAGCATGACAACCTCGTAGAGTATGTTTATAAAAACCCAATAAAATATAACTTTTATTCTTTAATATTCTTTTTATTTTATTAATAAATCATGTTATTTAAAGTTTCTTTAATTTCTTCTACTGCATTTTCGTAACCTTCATCTAATCCCATTTCATACGACTCAATAAGTTTCTTTCTAAGGGCAATATTAAAACCTTTGATATCACTTTGTTTTATTTCAGATAAAGTATCTAATAATCCTCCAAGTAAAACTTCTATTGGATCTTCCTCAATTTTTTTTCATAATCTTCGTCATCTGTATCTTTATGCAATATACAATTAACACAATCACCATTACACTCTTCAGAATTAGAATAATTTAATTCACTAATAACCCTATCAAACTCTTCTTTATCATCAATCAATATAGCAACTTGTCCATCAAAAACGTCCTCATCAATACAATCATATAGTGAATCTTGAATAAAAATTACTTCTGAATCTTCATCTGGATAAGTCATTCCATCTTCATCGTAAACTGGTTGTAATGTATATCTAACATCTCCATATTCATCACATATTACACATAACGATAATATATCATGACACCCTAACAATTCATCAAAACTATCTCCATCTTGATATTCAAAATTAGCATCTAATTCATATAATAGTTCTTTTGAAACATCATATGCAATATTATTATCTAATATAAAATTTGACGATTGTTCATTTTCTACTGCATTAAGAACTATTCCTACTAAGCTACAAATTTTATCTCTATAATTCATTTTAACTTCTACCTCACTTTATAATATTTAATTTATTTATAGCTGATTGTTTTCTTGAATTTCTTGTTGAATTTTAGCGATTTCTCTATTGTTATCACAAGTCATTTGATTCAATTGCATATTGTATTCTATATTTCTTTCATTTAAAATAATATCAATTGCAGAAGTTTTATCCACTCCAATATTTACTAATGTACTAAATTGTCCTGCTAGAAAAGATATAGAATCTATTCCTGCTTGGAATTCTTGTGAATCTAATTCTAATTCTTGAATATTTTCAGTATTAACTTTAACATCTTTTGAATCCATTAATTGTTCAATAACATCAATTAATTCATCTTTAGATAAAGACTCTAATGATGTTTGATCTTCTTCCATATCTTCAACATTATTTAATTCTTCTTTACACATATTCTCTCACCTATATCCTTTATATTATGATTTCGTCAATTACATTTAAATCTAAAGCAGTAGTACTATCCATATAAAAATCTTTATTACTTTTAGTATAGCTATTAAATTGTTCAGCAGTTATACTTGTCTTTTCTGTTATTAAATCAACAATTAAGTTATACCATCTATCACATTGTTCTCTATCATTTACAGTGTCTTGATAAGTTTCTTGACCATATTTAAATCTATTCCATTGATGGCACATTAAATCACTTCTCTTATATGCAAATCTTTTTGATCCACAAATTAAAATTTTAAATGCCATTGAATAAGCATAGCTTGTACAATATGTATGGATTTCTATTCCTTTGTTAATGTAATACTCCATTAAATCACAAAAATGCATTCCATCAACTAAACTTCCTCCGGGTGAAGCAATAATTAATTTTATCGGAGTTCTATCTTCTTGGTTTAGTGATAATTGTTTTTCTGCTAACTTTTTTAATTGTCTAGATAGAGTTATTATAAATTCTGTTGTTACTTCATCATCAATATATAATGTATTCTTGTTTTTGTAATCACCTAATTTAATTTCTTCAAGTAATCTATTTACTGGTTGATAATATTGTCCACTCATAACTTTCACCATTTAATCCTTTATTTTATTTAATTTAAAACTATCTTAAAACTTCCTTTTCTACATTTACCTTTTTCATATATATCTAATTTAGCACTAGCTTTTGCACCACCAAAGAAATTATCATCAGAATATTCATCACTTCCCATAATTGAAGGTATATAAACTACTTCACAATCATGTGTTGGTGCTTCATTTGTAGTGATTTGTTCTTCATGGTGTAAATGTCCAAAATAAGAAACATCTATAAATTTTCTTAATTGTTGACTAACATCTGCAATAACTCTTTTAGGGTTTTTCACCTTTTGCCCATGTTGTGCATAGATATTATATCCTAGTATATTAAAATCTACATATTTGCCACCATAAATAGGTACTTCTATTCGAGTATTATTTTCTAACATATCACGTATATATGTAATTATTATTCTTTCCATATTCTCAAGAGTAAAAGATTTGTCGTTGAAAGCACGTATTTCTGAATGATTTCCACATAAAACATGATGATATGTAACAGTTAAATCTACACTTAGTTTGGTTAAAAACTTAATCATATATTTCATTAATTTGGTTACTTGATCTGAAAATCCTGATTGAAGACTAGCTAATTGAGAAATTCTTAGTGTCATTCCTTCAACGTCATCTCCACAATTTAAAACATGTAAATGTGTAATTCCATTTTCCTTGCACAATTCTACAGTTTCACTGGCTAGTTGATTCATTCTTTCATAAAATATTTCTTCTGAATATTTATTATTTATACTTGTAAAATATTTTCCAAAGTGAAAATCACTAATTCCTAGCAATCCTTCTTTATCATTTTTATGTATTGTCATTTCATTGAAATCAGGAACTTCAATTCTATTAATAGATTCTTTGAAGTTTTCAAACAACATTTCTACTCTAGTATCACATGTTTTATATTTATTTAATTCTAATTTTTCTGTTCTTACTTTAATTCTTTCCTTCTCAATTTCTAATCTTTTATTTTCTAGTTGCTGTAATTCATCCGATACTCCACTATCCTTTTTTAAATCTTCAATAGCAATTGAATAGCCTTCTGTTATATACTTAGCAATACCACGTATGTATGACTCATTATAGTCAGTATTCAATACTTTATTGATTCCCACAGTCATCTCAGCATTAGTCATTCCTAATTCTGTTTTTGAATTCCATATTCTCGCAATAAATTTATTACGTGCTTCATTCTCTTTTATTTTAAAAGTTTCATCTTCCATAATAATTTCTCCCTTTATTATTATTTTTTTTAATTTGTTTCTATATAATTATTTCTTGGGCACAACAGGGGCATTCAATATACTTAACTCCACTTACTTCATATAGATTTCCACTTTCAATCTCTTCTTCAACTACTATTTTTGCCTTGCAACCTTTACATATAATTTTTTGTACTCTTCTTTTATGTTTCTTGCTCTCTTTTTGTTGGTTATATTCCTTTTCTCCCATTTTAATCTCTCCATTTATTTTATTTTTTAAATACATTAAAAGCTCACAACATCTCTATGCAATGAGTTTTATTATATATTTAAAATGAGTGAACTAACATTATTGCTAGTCCACTTAAATTAGTTGTTTTAAGTCAAACCTCAATTGAGTGTCTGCTATTTTACTTCATCAAATTATCTATTGTAATTTCTATTCCACCATCTATTATCTTACTAATATGGTCTTTATAAATCCAACAAACTCTTTGATGGTCACATAAATCACACTTCATATTATTCTGCCCTTACAAAATCTTCATCACAATCTGTACAATGAATATGTAATTCTTCACAACTAGACTTTATTTCATTCCCTTCGCAATTACAATGATATTTATATGTAGGTTTTCTTTCCTTTGGTGCTTTTTCTTTAAATTCTTTTATAGTAACTTCAATTTTACCATCTTCTTCAAGTGTTGATAATAAAGTTTGAACTTCATCAGTTATATTTACTTCACTTGCTACTAATTCTCCTGTTTCTTCATTTATAATTTCTAATGTTCCAACTAACTTATCATTTTTGTATTCTGCCCTTATTCCTTTATAAGCTACCTTTAATGCTTTAGCCATATTATCTTTCTCCTTTTATTCTATTTATTTTATTTTTACAAAATGAATTGAGAAGCAAATTTACTCACTCCTACAATTTTGGTTGTTTTATTTTTACCTTGTAAATATTCAGTTCCCTTTTCTATCATTTCAATTTTTCCTTCTTCTGTACAATGATGTATTAGAATTTTATTTGTATTAATTTGACTCCAGTATTGAAAAATTTCTTCTTGTTGAATGTGACTCGAAAATGTTTTTTGAGTAATTACATCACAACTTTTAATCAATGTACTTCCATCAATTTTAATAGGTGTTCCTACTGGCTTAGTAACTAATTCATGAGATATAGAACCTTCTGCCCCATAATATCCCACAAAGCAAATTAAATCACCTGTAACTCCCATAAAGTTTTTAACATAGTCACAACTACGTGTTTTAGGTTGAACGAATCCACTAGAACTTATGTAAATACCACATTCTCTTTTAGACAATATTCCTAAAGTACCTTTATACTCTCTATTATATCTAAAGTTCTTCCAAGATTTTACCCTTTCCCATTCTTCAAATTCATCATTTTTTAATATCTTACTATAAGTATCACATATAGTATTTGTTAATCGTCCATCAATGATTACAGGTATCTCATGAAACCATTCTTCATCTTTAAAAAACGAATTTATTAAAACTTGCAACTCTTGAGTACGTCCAAATGAAAAACTTGGAAAGAATATCCGATGTCCACTTTTTAAATATTTAGTTAAAGTTTCTTTTAATTCATTTCTTTCTTTTTCAACTAAATTCCTATCAAAACATTTTTCAGAGTTTGAATAAGTTGCCTCAAAAACGTACATTGAAGCTTTTGGAATTATATCTCTCTTTTTTACAAAAGGTTTGTATTTTAAATTATAATCTGATCCCAAATCACTAGTATAGACTAATGATTTGATGTTATTATTAGGCAATCTAAAAGTAAGTTTTAATTGTGTTCCTCCTAATACATGTCCTGAATTATAAAATTCATAACTTAACCAATCATCAAATTTATATACTTGATGTGTTTCAACAGTTTTTACTTTTTCTAACATTTTGTACATATCTAATTCAGTATATAAGTTTCTAGGTCTTTTCCCTTTTGCTTTTAAACCTTTTATTAAACAATCATGCAAATACACACTATCCTTTAATAGTTCCTTAGATATCATTGAACATTCTTCTGTAGTAATTATTTCTCCTTTGAATATATCTTGTCCAAATATAGGAGTGTTTCCAATATGGTCTACTCAGACGTGGGAGTGCATTAAAAACACTCCCGAAATACCTCCTACTGGAATATTTTCAACCATTTTTTTATTTACTGAATATTCTATCTCTGGTTTTGATTCGCCTTGTATCATCCCACATTCTAAACAAATGCATTTATGTTTAGAATTACCTATAGGATAGCTGACTAATAATGCCGATCCACAAATATCGTCTCTGCTTCCACCTACAAAACTTAAAATTATATCATTATCCTTATTTTTTTTGCTCATAAGTAAGTCTCCCTCTATTATATATTATGTCTATTGACAAAGTGAATAATAGTCAAAGAGAGACTTAATATAAGTAAAACTCAATTAAATCTCTTTTGATATATCCATATTATTTAATTATTCTGCTTTATTTAAAGTTTTTGTAGCCCTAATTTTGATGATATCTTGTGCAGGAATATCCTTTGCATCAATATTCACTGGTAAACCAGTACGAGGGTTTCTTCCAACTCTAGCTTCCTTATGTTTTGCTTCTACGTGTTGAGCTTCAATTTCAACAAATGACCCAATCTTAGCTTTATCCCCTATTTCTAGTTTATCTGCGAATGCTTTTACTATTTTATCAAACTCAGCTAATTTAGCTTCTACTTCCTTCTTACTACCTAATTCTAAAACTTCCTTAACTATTTCTAATACTTGTTCTTTTTTCATTGTATTTCTCTCCTCTTTCTTATCTTTTATTATTTTTAATTTATTATAACCCTTTCGGGATATTTACTTATGTATTACTTACTTCAGTAAGCAACTATGGCAAACCGCCTTACTTATTAACTTTCAATCAAATCTATATTTTATCTTGATTTACTATAATCTTGTTTAATTTCTTTATTAAATATATTTCTTGTTACATCTGTTGAATTTATAATTGTTGGTTTAACTACGTAACCTAATTCTTTTAAGTAGTCAGCTAAACCTAATCCTAAACCAAATGTATCTCCATATATATTTACATTTTCATTGAAACATAAATCTGATATATATTTTGCTATGAATTTAAAATCTCCAACTACTCCATTTACTTTGTCTTTAAAATAAACTCTACACTTACAATTTCCATCATCTCTATGTTCTACATCAAAATATAAATCGTATTTGATTTTAGGTTTTACTTCTTTTTCAATTTTATAAACCTTATGATCTTTAACATCTCCATTATCACGTTGTTTCCATATGGCTACATATTCATTTTCACCATTGATAGGTTTATCACCTTCATAATAATGTGAATACATGTCTTCCCACTTATTCTCTTTTCTAATTAATTCTAAAACCCTTTCATAAGCTTGAATTAAATTTTTGTAAGTATTTTCATTTCCTTTGTTCCTAGCTTCAGTAATCTTTTCTTCTAAAGCTACTTTTTCATCTTCTAAAAATTCATTATTCATGTTTGTTATCTCCTTAGCGTCAGTCGCCACCTATAATTTATTTAAAACAACTTTATAGTTGAATTAATCATTGTGATTGTAAAACGGTAATTTATTTGTATTTTTTTAATTTATTCAATTCATTCTCCCTATTATCTTTTTCCCTCAAAGATAGGCTACCTGATTGTAGCCATACCTCCGGAGAGAGTTAAAATAATTAAATAAAGGGGTTATGAAAAATGAAAAGAATTTTGAGTATTTCGCCACATTTAAGGGCGTTGGTATAATAAACTCATATAGAGTAGTACTATCATTTTTTTATAAGTGTTGGGAGAATAACACTTATACGGTCTTAGATTTTTCAACTATTAAAATGTTTTTTCTTTCTCCCTATAATCCCGAAGTTTAATATTTTGTTAGTATTGCTAATGCTAGTCATATCAACACTTTACAGTATTATTTTATTTTTAATTTATTTAAAGTGTGGAAATTTGTGATATTTTTTAATTAAATATCCCTAGTAGTTTTCTTTTTCCCAAAATTCATACCATATAATTCTATATCTTCTCCTTCACATAGTATTTCTATTTCTTCTTGTTGTATTCTAAACATCTCCAAAAACATTTCTCTATGACTTGAATATAATACACTTAATGCTATTCTCCCTATATTACTATATTTTCCTTCTTTTATTTGTTTTAGTGTTGATATTAAAGTTACAAACTTTATTTTAAATGTAGATAGCTTGTTTATTAATTCAACTCTGTATTGTATAGTTTTGAAATATTTATCTTCTCCAGTTAAATTAATATTACACCATAAGGCTCTAGTTTTTTTATCACTATCAATTATCAGCCCCATAACTTTAACAATTTGTTTTCTATCTGCATCACTTATATGATTTAACATTTCCTTATACTTATTAGTTAATAAGTGTATTATAGTTGTTATATTATCTTTATTATCTACTCTTCTATCAGTTTTTCTGTTATATGTAAACTTATCAATTTCTGTTTCAAGATAGTCCATTGTTGTTTCATAATGTTGATATTTTTCTTTCTCCATATAAGAAATTGCTTTATCTATAGACTCTTTTATTACTTTATTTTTTTCTTTCTTTATAAGAATAATATCATCTGCATCATTAACTTTATCTATTTTTTCATATGGAGTATTTTTCAGTATTTTTTCTTTTATTTTATTCTTTTTATCTTGATAAGTTTTTTTTGCAGTGTATTTGAAGAAATTAGGCAGTTTTATGTAATCATACTTTTCTTTTAATTTATTTAATTCAGATTCATTGTCTATATCAAATTCCTTTTTAGCCTTATCTATTTCTATACAAGACATTATATTTAAAGTTGATATATCAATGAATACATCATCTATTTGTTGTTGTAATTTTTGTTTTTCATTAATATATTTCTCTTTTTTCATTTTAAATCTGAGGTCATTTAAATAACTCTCTAATATCTGTGCTTGATTAATTATTTGTCCTATAAAGTTTTTACTAGTTTTTACATCTAAATCACATTTATCTTCATTAGTGTAATATCTAGGTGTCTTCTTACCAACAACACAATTTACTGAGACTGGATAATCTTCATAATGTCTTTCTGCAATTTCAATCAACTTTTCATTATCGCTTAGCAACATTTGGTCAGAATCGTAATCTGCTGACGATAATTTTTCCAAATTGTTTTCTTTTATAGAATTTATATGTACTATTTGTTTGCTACTATTGAAATATGTATCTATTTCATCATATATAGTATTTTTAGAAATAAATATACAACTAGGGGAAGGGTGTGGACTTCTTGATCCTATGAGTTTTACTTCTTTAAATCCATTGCAATATATTGTTCCTTTCTTAATGATTGAACCTTCTTCAATATTCCATTTATTACATGAACCTTTTAACATCTCGATTCCATTTCCACACAATACACTATAGTTACCATGTATTAATATATGACCTAATCTAGCATTGTCTTTATATGCTCTTATAACATCTTTTTGAAAATTAATGAACTCAGTAGTAAATTTAATCTTATCATTTAAAGTCAATAAAGTGTACATCATATCTTTTGTATGATTGTCTTTATTTATATTTAAATAATCTTCGTTGTAAAATCCTTCTATTTCTCTATTCATAATTTCTTCATCTGATAACTTAGATTCTTCATTTTGTTCTATTTGCATTTTTAAATGTCTTCTTAATACAGCCATATCGTTTTTTAATAACCCTACGTATTCTTTTGTTTGCTTTAATATGTCTGATATATCTTTTTTATTGCAATTTAAGGAATTTAATAATTGATAATGCGTCTGTACTAGTTCTCCATCAAAGTAATGTGTTGGCTTGTCATATTTAACTATTCCCCATTTCTCATCCATATTGTTTAAATAATTTTCAATTGAACCAAATTTACAATATTTCAAGCTCGAAGGAGTTGTTATTAATAATATATCTTCAACTTTTTTAGCTTTTGTATAAAGATAATATTTACTATTTTTTATATCTTTAATTGTTATATTATGATCTTTATAATATTTTTGAATTTCTGTATTAAAAGCACATGTTTTTATTAATTGATTTCTTAACAATAACATTCCTTTATCTTCATATTTTTCTTTAAATAAACTACTATCAAGTAAACTTTCTCCATCCCATATCTTATTTATTACATCAGTATATTTTTTTGTCGTACATAATATTGCTTTTTCACTTTTATCTATTATTTGTTCAGTAACCATACATTCTTCTCTTATCTTTGATTCTTCATCTTTAAGTATTAAGATATTTTCTGGCTTTATATTTATAGTATCTATCATGGAACTTAGGGTTAAGCTTATGTATGCTTCATAACTTGCTAAATCAATTTCATCACCATCTTTTATATACAAGTCCATCATAGTCCAATCCATCATAGGTTTATATAAATCTTCTCTTATAAAAAGACATTTACCTACTCTACTTGAACCACTAGAACGCTTATATCTAACCATGTGAGATTTTTTACCTTGGCTATCTATTATATCGAATCCATTTTTATATAATTCTTTTCTGATTTGTTCTGTATTTTGCATATCATTTTTCTTTTGATTCTTTAATTCTTTAATTTTTTTTCTTTTTTCTTCGGTAATACTTTGTTGTTCTTCATATAACTCCACATATATTTGTTGTTCTGGTGTAAGATTGGTTTTATATTCTCCTTTATATTTACATTGTCTTAACGATACTCCTTGACTCCTAATTTCTACTAATCTTAATTCTATTTCTTTATTTCTTTTATTTAATTCTAATATCTGTTCATTAAATTCATTTATTTCTTCAGATTCTTTTATGGCACATTTAAATTTCACACTCATTATTGCATCTGAGTATTGTTTACCATCAATCATATAAAAAGGCTTGGACATATCTTTATCAGTTTTTATTTCATTCATTTTTACTGAGTCAAAACACCAGTCCATAGTTGCATTCCATATATTTTTTCTATGTTCTTTTTCTTTTTTATCAGTGAAAGTCGTTTTATAACCTCCATCTTTTGATAATACTAAATCTTTACCTTCTCTTTGAATTATGTTAATACCTTCTCCAATTTTTAGTTCCTTTATTATTTTCATAATAATCTCCTTTCGATATTTGCGTTAGATTATAATCATTTATTTTATTTCTTCTTTTTGTATCTTTTCGAAATCCCTTCTTATTTCTTTACCATCTTTAAATAAAAATACACTAAACCATGGTTTATAACTTAATGGTTGAATATCTTCCAATATGTATCCTTGGGCGATGAGTTTTAAGGCTATAGATTTTTTAAATACTTTAAATATATTCACTATTCTCACCTCCCATATCTTTCATTTCTTATTTTATCTGTAATTAATTTTTCTAATGTTTTGAAAAAGTTTGTTTCATTATATTTAATTTCAATATCATCACATATTATATAATTATTAAATATATTTATTATATTGTTTTTATACGAATTAAGAATTATTTTTATATTTTCTTCATCAGAATCTCTTATATATAAAGATGAACGATATTGATATTTCCCTATAGGCTTTACCATTTTTATATTATTTGATAATTTATTAATATATTCTATTTTTTCATCTCTATTAATTAATAATTCTATATTATTAAACCGTTCATCTAAATCCTTTTTAATAATTTTCTCCAGTTCATTTAACCCTTTTTTATAGTCTTCGAGTATATTTTTATCAAACAACCTAAATCCATTAAACCTTAATTCATAATAAATATTATAAGAATTATAATTAAATTTTATTTCATAAAGATTATCAATGTTTTTAACATAATTATTTATTTTATCTATAAGTTTTTTTGTATCTTTATTACTTTTTGATTCTTTTATAAAATTTTCTAATTCAATATTATCTATCTCCCTTTGTATTTTTTTTGAATTATTAATATCATCTATGGAATAACTATTAGAATTAAATTCATCTATTAGTTGTGAGTATCCATCATAATCTTCAAATATTCCAAGCCATGATTTGCAATCAGAACTTCTACAAATAGTATATCTTTTACTTTTACACAAGTTGTTTAAATAATTAACTTTATACTTAATTAAATCTATAATGTCTTCTGATTTTTCAATATAACTAGCTAATTGTTTTATTTTAATATCTTTTAAATTATAGGTATTTAAATCAATTTGGTATGTTGTTTTCATTATAACTTGATATTTATATGTTTTGTCTCTCCATAAGTTATATAGTTTGCTTATTGATAAAATTTCAGTAGTTGCAGTATTCAAATACAGTATTTTACCATTTGTATCATAATTTTCTGTTTCTATAGCTTTCAATTTTATCGTACTTGATAGATCCAATTCATCAAAGTTATTTATTGAATATTTATCAAGACCTAGTATCCAAATATCCTTTATTCCTTGTAATCTATATAAGTCATGCCTTTTATTATATTGAGTTGCTATAGGTGAGCATTGAAATTCTATAGCGTATTCTTGTCCATTTCTTGTAAAATAAATATCTGGTCTTTGTCTTGTTTCAGGTATCCACTTCTCTAATTGTAAATTATCTATGCATTCTTGTGATTGCAACCAATCATATATTATTTTAATACCTTGTATATGCTCTTGTGTAACTCCTTCTGAATATATATCGGGACAATCACTATTCTTTTCATGTCTAAAATAAGCAATTTTAAAATCTCCATGACAATATAACATTTTCTCTCCACAGGCTGGACATTTTAACATTCCTTTATTAGACCATTTTCTTAATTGTTCTTCTTTATATGTAAATGTATCTACTATTGATTTACCAACTTGGCATGTTAGCATTAACTTCACTCCTTTAGATTTATTATTTTTTGATTTAACTTCCAGTAAAACTTACGATTTATCTTAACTTAATTCTTTTTATTTTGTTACTAACCACACTACTAACCTTGTCCATATTCTTCGATAAAAACTCAACTTCCCACTCTCTAATAGCTTTCACACAATTTAACGAATACTTTTATCACCTTACTTTTTAATTCAAAATCAACCCTTATTTTTAACTTTTTATAAATACTTCTAAACTTATTACAAGAAACTTAAAAATAACGTCCTATTTTAATTTAAAACATCAAGTAGACAACTTATACCTTATTTCTTCTAAATCTCAACCTTGAACCTGTAGTCCCCTTTCTATCGAACAATTCAAACTACTAAACACTCTTATTAAGGTTGTTTACAAATCGTTGTCTATAAACTTCTTTCTCTTCTTCAGTTAATTCTTCTTTTTCTTTATAATGTCCATTATCTATGTAATATTGAATATTGTCCTTGAACCATTTTAATTTTCTTAAATTTCTAATACTGCTTGGACTTATATCTGCACCATTTTTACTAGCTCCTACTTCCTCAGCAACAATATCTAAACTATCTTCACTAAAGTAAATTAACACATCTCCATCACTAGAACAATTATTTACTGATTTAACTCCTTTATCAATTAACTTTTTAACAAACTGTTCTGAATTACCTCTTTTGGGTTTATAATACGCTAGTAAATTGTTATCTACTCTGTAAATTTGACCACTTCCAGCACACACTATATATGTATCTTCCTTTATTGGTTCTAGGTTTACTCTATCAAACTCACAGGCTATCCTATAAATTCCTTTATATCTTTCTAACATTTAATTTTCCTCCTTAATATTCTTTTTAATTTATTATTATGTACTATCTTTTACAATCATCTCTTCTATATCTCTTTATTTTAATCTTATCTGCTTGGCTTAAATATGGACTACTAATGTCTGCTCCATAATAATAAGCTTCTAAATCTCTATCACTTGCATTCCATTCATCCTCCTTTATACAATTATCTTCAAATCCTAATATGTATGCTACCCAATCTTTTTCAAATTTTATCTTTTGTACTCCATTGTTTTCTTGCATTTTACTTCACCTTATCCCCTTCTGTTATTTTGTTGTTTAATTTTGTATTATTTTTCATAATAATCATTTCTCCTTTATTCTTTTTATTTTATTTTGATATGTATTTGTTTTGAAAGTTTGTCCAGCCTTCCTTTATAATATACTTTTTATTTTATCTAATGTCAAGCTTTTCTAAATTTACCGTTAAATATTATGTATTAATAACCATTCTTGTTCTTCATCCATCTCTTTTATTTCATCATCATCTAGTATCCCACTAAAATTCCATCCTTTTAGTTGATTATATCTAGCTAAATGTTTTTCTGCTATTTTATTACTTTTTGATTTGAATTCTATTACTTTACTCATTTTAATACATCTCCTTAATTTATATTCTTTTTATTTTATTAACTTCACTTAAAGTTACGATTTTAACTAGATATTTCTTCATATATTCATATTAATCACTTCCTTTTCACTTATTAATATTAGTTTAACATTATTTTCTTATGTTGTCAATAGTATTCTTTTTAATTTATTTATATTACCATTTAATCACACCTAACTTCATATTACTAAGTCAAATACATTCATTTTAGTCTGAGAGCATAAATGACTATCTTTATTTTGAAGTGCTATTGTCTGTCAGCAAAGTTCAACTCTAGTCCTATTGTCTGAGAGACTAACAGAATGAAGTTAACTAATAATACTAAAGACTAATAATACTAAATATACTAAGAAGATTTATTGCTTACGCATTGATTTTTTCTTTTTTGGTTTTTATTTTGTCAGTTTATTGTATTGTTTTTCTAGTGATTTTAATTCTTCAATTTCTTCTTCCGATTTATTTATTTTCTTTGTTAAGTTATTTATCTTTTGTTTTAATGACCTTTTATTATTTATTTTACTCTTTTCTTTTTTACTTAATGGAGTTATTGATTTATCTTTATTTTCAATAGCAATTCTATTATCTAAATATTCCTTATCTTGTATTCTACAGTAATATGTTTTTGTAGCCTTATATTTACCATTTACTATTCTATATCCTACATTGTCATAATATAATAAAGCCATATCGTCTTTTAAAGCTTTTATATATTTTAATACTGTATTTTCACTTATATCTAAAAGTATCGCCATATTTTCTATTGACGGATAGCATAATTTATATGTTTCTGCTTGGTCGTTTGTTTCTATTAACCTCATTATGTATAAATATAAGTGAGTAATTAAGTATTTATCTATTTTGTTATCATTGCAATAATCTAATATAATTTTTAATTCATTGTAATATAGTTTAGTAAATCTCCCTATCTCATGTTGTAATTCAGCAAAGTATATATCCATCTTATTTTGTTTAGTTATTTCTTCTATGTTTATACTATTATAACATTCAATAGTATCGCTAAAGAATAATATATCTTGTTCTTGAAAATACTTTAAGGTGTTTATAATGAATTTTGTTCTATTTGTATTTCCAGTTGTAGTATTTAATCTTTGGCATAGATATCTTATACTAAATAAACATGTATCTGTTCCTGTTCTTCCTTGTAATAATATAGTTAGTAATAATAATTTATCAGATTCTAATTTCTTTTCACCATTTATAAAATCATTTAGTATCATTATATATTTGTCTTTCATATTGTATTCAACCCTCCTTCCTTTCTTAATAATTCCATAATAAATCATGTTGTGTATTTTGTCAAATATTCTTTTTATTTTATCTTATAGAATGATAATAACTTCAATTACCTATTTTGTAAAAAACATTTCCATTACATAAAAACAGATGTAATATTTCTACTACATCTGAATATACTATTATACTAGGCTTTAAATGCCAAAATACGCCCCGTATAGATGTTCTAATTTTAAACAACACTTTATACCTTATTTGTCCTATAGTGGCAAACTTAAGCCTTATTTTGCATTTCTTTAAGTAAATCTGATACTGTACTACTTGATTCAACATCAATTGCTATTTCTTCTTTTTCTTCACTTTTATCCCAACCAAGTAATTTTTCTTCTACTCCTTTCATATGTTTTTCATCTTTTGCTTCAGGTCTACCGTCAAAATTATTAAACATGTTGCTTTTTGGGAGACTAATATTTTCAATCCAATATTCTTCTATAGCAGTTTTTACTGTACCATAATAATTTTTGATAGTTGTTGTTTTAGCATAATCATGAACTCTATTTACTTCGTATTTAATATAATCATAAAAACTCATATTAATTTTGTTCTCTCTAATTGCCGAAATTGCTAAATCTGTTAACTCTGCAACTTGACCTGCTGTTAATTTACATCCTAAAATACCTTCCATATTTGCAACTTGCGAAGCATCTATTACATCTATATCGTCTTCTATATCATTTAATTGTGTAGTAATTTGGGAAATAATAAATTCAATTGCTCCAACTTTTCTTCCATATCTAATTTCTTTGAGTGATATATTTAAATTAGTATTATTATTAATAGATTCTAATGATGGAGTTAGTACATTTCTTTTAAACTCCGAATATTTAGTATATTTAGCGTCATCATATATCCCAAGTTTATATCTAAAGTCCTCTAATTCAAACCTTCTATTTCCCCTATAAGCATAATTTTGTAATAATTCGTATACTCTAAAAGCATATGACGTATTGAATGTTTTTGTAGAATTGTATTCCATTTTACCAAACTTTCCTTTTATAACTAATAAATCTAATATTAAATCTGGATGAAAAGTAAGATCAACATATTTTCCTTCAGGATTATATTTACTTGTAATAACCCAACTTTTTTCAACGAATGTACCATCATCTTGAAGATAATTTAATTCTTTTTTCTTCAAAGATTTCGCAGTATCTTCTAAAACTCTATATAGATTATTACTTGAAAGATTAAATTCTTCTTTAAATTCATTAACATATATTCTTAAATCTTTAAATTCTTCATGTCCAAATAAAGTTTTTATCTCTGATGGTTTTATTTTAGATTTTATATATCTAGGTTTTAGCTTTTTTGTAGCTAGATATGTTAATCTCTGTTCATTTAATGTAAAATTATAACCACTCTCTATTAAATTATGAGATTTGAATACATAAGTATTGGTGTCCATTGTTTGCACTTGTATTTCTAATGCTAATTGCTCATAAGTTCTTTCCTTTGTATCCTCCATTAATTAATACCCTCCCAAATTACTACACACTTATTACTAATTAAATACACCTTTATAGTTTTCTGATATAGATATAATATCACCCAAATTACTACATTTCAATCCCAATCTACAACACCCAAATCCCAATTGGTTACACTTTATTAACCAATAAACAACATGTTTATTATAATATTCACTTCTTAAATCTTGATATAATCACATTTTGGGCATTTGTAATATATAGATATATTTGTTGTGTTGTATATCTGAACTATAATAATACTCTAATACAACAACAGATTAATAGGTGTAGTAATTTGGGATAGACATTATAGGGGTATAAAATTTCTTATGATAATACGTGGTTATAAACAATTATCCCAATTAGCTACATCTTTATATCACATCAATTACAACCCACTTATTAAACCCATACAGACTCCAAATTTAAAGACAACAACTATTACCTTTAAACTTCTATATCTATTCCTAAGACCTGTCAGCTATCACATATTACTTCCTAATGCGACAATAAGTTGGTTATGTTGCATTATTACTTCTTGAAGTTGAATATTTTGCTAATAAATGATTTTGGTTCTTGCTGATTTTTTATTTGTTCTAAATTTAAACATTTAAACTCATTTATTGCTTTAGTATTTTCGGATATTATTTTGTTATTATTATCTAAATTTTCTTCTACCCTCCTATTAGTCTCTTGAGTTATTGATAGTTCATTTTGTAAACTATCAAAATAACCATTCATTTTATCACTTACAACCTCATCTATTGTATTAATAATACCTTCTTTTAGGGCTATATTATTTTCTTTAATAATATTCTGTAGAATATTAATCATATCCTGTTGTTGTTTTATAGTAATATTTTGCATTTCTATAAATTTTTTATCCATTTCATCAGTTAATCCAGATATAAATGTTTTTATTGCTAATGGATTACCAGTATCTAAACCAATCTCATTATTAAATCCCTTTTGACTACAGTAATCATAGGCTTGTTTAACTGTTAAACCATCTTCCTTTAGTAGTTTTCGTATAAACATCAAATTCTCAATATTACTTTTAGTATATTTTCTATTATTATTTGATATTGGAATATTTAATAATGGTTGAAACATTTTACTCCAATATCGTATCTTACTATCTGGCTCATCTAATATTTTAGCTACTTGCATACAATTGTAATATAAAGGCTCTCTATTAATATTTATATCCGTTTCAAATAAGCCCTCATCAATAATTTCTTCATAGTTAGTATCAATAATATTCTCTTCATTAAACTTATCCAAAGATAAATCATCTCCTTATTAACTTAAAGTATATCTATAGTATATCATATCTGAACTAAATGTAATCAAATTTATTTAATTTAAATATAATAAAGTTTAGAATTAGTTTGGTATAGATAACCATTTGATTTAAATAAGTTTAATTGATATAATATGAAATATAAATTTGATTTAGTTTAACATTATTAAAATTCAACTTTAGTTTACTTTAATTAATGATTTTCTACCAGTTTAGTAATAACTTAATACCAGTATACTTCTAATAATGTAATAGTTAACTACTAATATAGTTTTAACTTAATAACATTTATAGTGTAATATAATAATAAATAACAACGGTTAAATTCTAGTATATATAT